ACCTGAACCATTTCTGGAAGCATTACTTGGTTTGTTACCGAATTCGCTAGAAAAAGTTTCGATTTTACACCAAAATTTTGTGAGTTTTCCACATGGTTTTCCACAGGTTTTTTCGCTTCTTTTTGTTGTAGAAATAACATCGTTTTTTCTTCCAAGAGGGCTTGGTTAAAAATAAAATATCGTAGTTTCCCATTGCCAACTGTGCTTAAAAAGCCAGTCTTTTTTGCTATACATAAATGCGCTCTTAAAGTACTGGCAGCCCACCCAAAGCGTTTTGCTAGATGCTTATTACCAGGGTTTATCGTCCCGTATTTGGTTATTTTCTGGTTGAATTTATAGAAGTATAAGAGGATTCTTCTTGCTCCACTATCAGGGGTCGAGTCAATTAAGACACGACGAGCTGTCTCCTCAAAGTCAATTCTTTCTTTATCTTGCAACGAGATGTCGTCCATAGATTGTTATTCCTTATTTAGTTTATTGGTTAGATTATTAACACATTAGATTTTAGTTGCCAAGTTGAGTTTCACCTCTGTTATTTAGAGAAAGAAGAGTTTATCTCTGATTTCACAAATAGTCTTAGTATTAAGAGAGATTAAGCGACAAGCCCCTAATCCTATAACAGTAATTAGCCCAGATGTTTTAGCACGAGAGAGTGAAGATTTTATTGTTGCCTCAGAGACATTAAGCTCTTTTGACAACTCTTTATTAGAGAGGTGTAGAGGCATTACAGAGGTGCTTTGTACCTCATAGTGATAGACATACTTAACAATTCTCCTTGCTACGCTATCTTTAACTGCATGAGCAATATATAGGTCAATTTCGCCGCTAATAGAATTGAGAAAATGTTTATGGTCTTTATCGGCAATCATAGTCGTTTTTCAGCCTTTCATTAATGTTTATACACAACATATTGTACACCGTTTTGAATAACATTGTCAACAGATTTTTAGCATTGACATTTATCACAAACATTTTGTAATAAAACCGAATGGAGCTGTTATAATTAAGCTATGTTATACTATCCTGGAACTTATAAAAGACGAGCAAGGGTTGACAACGACCCGTCCAATCCGAGCGAAGATACTGAACAAATTTCGTTCATAGAATATTTAGACGAACAAAGGATTCCGTTCTGGCACACCAACAATGAGATGTGGACAAACTCATGGAGTCAGAAGAATAGAGCTAAGAAAATGGGTGTAAAGTCTGGCATACCAGATTTATTCGTAGTGTTCGAGCAGGGGCTGGTGGGAATTGAGATGAAGCGAAAAGAAAAAGGCGTAGTATCACCAACTCAGATGTACTGGGCGAAGATATTAGAGCGTGCAAAAGTACCTGTATATATATGTAGAGGGAAAGATAAAGCAGTTGAAACGATTGAACATCTGTTAAAGAACGGCTATTCAAAAATGCAGGTTGAAGAGACTTATGAGGAGTTTTTATTACGTAAAAAAGCTGAAGAATTGAAGAAAAAACGACAAAAACCAGTAAAATTCTAAGAAAAAGCTAAATGCTATAATAAAAACAAATAAGCTTAAGAGAGTAGTATGGAAGAAAATAACACAAAACAAGAAGATTTTGACAGCGTTTATGGGGCTCACGCCTCACAAGGTGATTATGTAAACGACCATGTAGCTGATGAAATGATGGAACAGCTCATTGCTTCAATGTGTGGAGATATGACCTGTGTCCCAGCCACCAGCAAACAACAGAAACTAGCAGTATATTCAATTGAATATCTAGTCGATAACCTTCCAGCAGTTAATTTCGTCGTATCGTTCTATACACAGTTGATTATCGGTGCAGGCTTAGAAGCTAAAGACCCATACAACCAGAAAAAATTAGATGAGTGGCTTCAGAAGAAGAACGCTATGGGGCAGACCAATCAAAACATTATTGCAGACTCTGTGAAGAACTCATTGATGTATGGCTATTCTGGTATTCGTTTGTCTTTAGGTGATTTTTATTCTGTCATGCCACAGCAATTAAGGATTTGGAAATTACCTCTCACTACTAAGGTAAATGGTCGGGTTGAGGTTATTCCTGGATTAAAATCACTAGCTTTTTATGAGGTTAATCTTGATAAAGGGTTTAAGGTTGAAAAAGATGAGCCAGAACATACCTTTGTTTTGAACGGTAAGAAATACACTCTTGAAGAAGTGATTAAACAGAAGATGTTAAAAGTCGCTGCAGACGGCTCATATGTGATTGCTGATAATAACGACCCAGACACACTAGCCAGAGCAAAGAGTGTTTATATCGAACCAGAGAACTTCTGCCACTTGCGTAATTCAAACGACGGAGATTATGGCCGTTCACCGTTATCATACGATAAATTAAGAACACATCTCTTAATCGACCTTATCAAGAACTTCCGTGATGAAATCCTTAATGACGGTTCTGATTACATCATGTATCTAAAAGCAGGCTTATCGGCAGGGCAGTCATTAACCTCACTATTATCACAGCAAACTACTGAACAATCAGTTCGAGGGGCGCTCGATAAGAAGATGGTCAAGACAGCTTCAGATAAACAGATGGAAGCTGCTAAGCGTCTTGCTGAGAAGATGAAGAAGTCTCAGAAGACTCGTATGTCTATTGTACGTAAAGACCAGATTGAAGAGATTAAGAAACTAGAAGGCACAGTTAGATTGCCAGATTATCTAGGTATTTATAACGACGCTAAAGATGTGGTAGCAGACATTTATGGTATCCACTCCTTGCTCGTTGGTGGCAAGTCATCTGGCTGGAACACAGGTATGTCTTCAATGCTTGAGTTCACCATGGACAAGACAATTCGTCCGTTCCAACAGAGATATTCACACCAGCTTTCAGACTACATTTGTCGTGCTTCAGGCGTTAGGGGTGAAGTCAAATTCCGTGAGTATGAATTATTAGATAAGAAAGCTCAAGCAGATATTGAAAAGACCCGTGCTGAAGCTGAGAGGCAGATTGCAGACGCTGCTAAGTTAGCTAAAGAGACAAAGCTAATGACTAAGAAGACAGCCAACCCTAGCCCTGAAACTGAAACTGAAGCTAAAAAGAAAAACACAAGTTATAATAACGATAAGAAATAAAACTAAGCTAAAGGAATAAATATCATATGACACCTGAATTAAGCAACGAACAGTTAGCACAGATGGCTCAAGCGATTGATAACAATATGCAGGACAGCCCAGCTGTGTCTATCGACCCAAAAAGCAATAATGTATCAGTAGTTGGCGACCCAAATAATCTTCACCCAACAAATGGCGATTACACTATTGTGTATGAATACCTGCCTGAAGAAATCTCAGCTACAGACCGAAGTATGCTTGACTATGACCCTGAAACAAAAAGATATACTGGTACACTCCATTATAAAAACAAAAGAGTTAAACCTCTTTACCGTACAAAGATATCATCTATTCTGTTGACAATTTTGACAGATATCGGTGTATTAACAGAGGAAGGATATACCTCAAGTGCATTACAAGCCCATGTAGGTGAGGTATTTATTAACCATACTGAAGACATTTTAGAGCTAGCTTCACTTGTCCTTGGTGAGAGGAAAGAACGCTTAGAACACGCACGAGAATTGTTTACATTTCTTGTACAATTAATTGAAAATGAACCAAACATCATTAACGAGACCAACAATTTTTTAGAATCTATGCAGAAAACCTCAACCACCCAAACAGCCCAGACGCAAAATTAAAATATAATGCGAGCCTAAACATCTGGTCTGCCATGGCTCATTTCGTAGCGAAAGAGCTAGGGTTAAGACCCTACCAAATATTGACCGAATGGACGGTGGAAGAGCTAATGGTAGCTTATGGTGAGTATGCAAATATCCATGCAAGAGAGTCATATGAGATGATGTCTCCAAAGGAACGAGCGAAGAAGAGAGTCCTCCCGACAGACCGTTGGGCAGTAAAATTCATTAGTCTTGAAGACGCACTTAAGATGCAAAAGGACGGGATAGATGAGTCCACCCGAAGGCAAAATGAGATAGATTTACAGGAGATGGCTGATATGCTATTGTAGTATCAAAAATGCACGAGAGCTCAAACGGTTAGAGATAGCTCTGCAAAAGCTACATTAGTGAGTTCGACTCTCACCTCGTGCTCCATATTCCATATATTTGTTTGGAAAGAGAGATGTTTTATCACCCTTAAACATCTCTTTTTCTTTTCTATGCGTTTCGTGATGTGTATCGGTATTCCATAAGCACCCTGATATTCACACCAAGATTACTGCTTGTTTTGCTTTCAGTATCAGTTACCTTGATTGCGTGTGCTCGTCCATCAAAGAAGTTTTTAAGACTAGCTAACTTCTTCTCTGCAAGTTCGACATTATTTGCACCAGATGAATTAGAAGAGGTATTTTGTTTAGCGATTTCTAATTGTACTTTTGCATCTTGCACAGCGTCATAAATACACATACGCAGGTCGTACCAATGGCCAGACTCATGGTCTTTGGCAGTTTTATCTGGGTAAATACCGTAGTCTTCCTTACCAAAGCCACTAGGGAGTCCAGCAGAGAATTGTTTAGCTAGTGATTGTGTGATGTCTAGCCAAGCATTATTTCCAGCATCATCACGATAAGATATTTCAACTCGTACCATAGCAATATAATTATACCAATCAATTTCAGCATATAATTAAGTCAAGATGACAAGAAGTTCAGTTTATTATATCTTCCAGAAGAAAGTCTTAGATAGCGAGACCTATGCTGGATATAAGATTAAATACGAAGAAGTCTGCCGAGGGACAAGACTGGTTGGCAATGGGTTGACAATTACACAGGCTTTAGATGATGTCCCGACCGCTTCAATCACTATCCCTATTGAAGACTTGCCAAAAGACGATAAAGGTATTCCTGTGACTAATCTAAACAACTACCGTGTGTTGTTATCAGTTATGGTCAATAACAAACGCAAATATGGCATGGCTTGTATTGTAGAGTCGATTGAGGTTAATTATGAAGACGAGATAGCGACCTTGTCACTTGCACATCGTATGGCAGAAATGAAGCAATGGCTGATGCCAATTAACCTTGTTGTAAAAGACATGACTCTTGGTCATTGTGTAGAAAATGTCGCTAAACTGAGCTTCCCTGATGACTATGTTAAAAATGAACAGGTGTTGAGACAGATTGGGTATTTGACCAATCTCACCGTGAATAAAGATTATCCAATCCTTCCAATCGGCACAGCAACAAACCATGTACAGGCAAATCCTGATGTCTTATCGCCAGCAGAGAGGTTATATGTTCCACAAGAAATCCCTGTAACGATTGAGATGGACGCTTATGCGTATAATACAAAGCTTGAGATGAACTTTTCATCGACTAATAAGCTAGAGGCCTTAGCTGAAATTATGAAGAACACTAAAGACCTACATTTCTTAGGCACTATTTCTGGTCATGAGATGTGGTATGAACCGACCAATGGAGCGTTTGGTGATGGGGTGAAGATTTCTAATTTCCAAGATGAGTGTGATTATTCAATCATCGTCTCACAAAATGTTTTAGATTACGACCTTGAAGAGTGTGATTTTAACCCAGCTAAAGACATTTCACTTATCACAATGTTAGGCTGTCTCTTATACACATTCTGACGCTGCCGACGACTCCTTACGAGTAG